CCTCCAGTCCCTATGAGAGATATTAAATTATTCTATAACCTTTGTCATCAATATCCAGATTTATTCCAGCCTTTTGATTTTCCTGAATTTTTTGATGACAACTATCATATGGTTCTTCAAAACAAATATACTGACAAACCAGGACCAATGAAATGGAATCCTAATATAGAAAAAGCGTATCATTTCGACGCTTATAAATTTGGATTGATGTTAAAAGACCTTGTCGCTATTCCGAACGGTGTTAAACATATCATCGATGACATTTATGCTATTCGGACTGATGACAATGGTATCACATGTTTAGAGACTAATGAGAATGGACCACTAACTGCAGATCTTTATATTGACTGTTCTGGGTTTAGATCTATTCTATTAGAACAAGGGTTGAAAATAGGATTAATAGATTTTTCAGAAGTTCTTGTAAACGATAGAGCGATTGCGACCAATATTCCTTACGAATGTAAAAAAGAAGAAATGGTTAGTTTCACAGATTGTGTAGCGTTAGATAGTGGATGGGAGTGGAATATTCCAATTTGGGATAGAATTGGTTCTGGCTATGTTTATAGCAGTAATCATACCAACGAAGAATCGGCTAAAGAGGAACTACGTGAAAGTATAAGAAAAAGATATGGTTCAAGGGCGGACGGTTTAGAATTTCGTTCTATGAAATTCACTCCAGGAGTTAGAAAGGCTCCTTGGTATAAAAATGTTATTGCAGTTGGGCTTTCTTGTGCGTTCATTGGACCTCTGAGATCTACAGGGTTATTTTTGACTCAATCTATGATTGAGAATATTGCTCGTATCCTCCTTAATACGGATTGTCATGTAAAAAACTTTGATAGAGAATATTATAACCATTACGTAATTAAAGAAGCCTCAGAAGCCAAAGATTGGGTAACAGCGCAATATTTTCTCTCTCAAAGAGAAGATTCTCCTTATTGGAAGCATAGAACCAATGCTATGAATCATAACCATGAAGGGGATTATTTTAGTAAATTGTTTAGAGATCTTTATGATCAAAACCAATCAACTGATCCAGAAAAATTGAAAATGAAAGAAGGCAACTTTAGTTATCATAGAGTTCTGGCGGCAGGTAATTACAGTTTTGTTACTAAGATGGATCATAATATCGATATGAAACGAAACCCAAAATTAGCTAATGAGTTACATGATATCAAATATAGTTGGCTTAATCATCAAGCAGCGTTGAAACAATACATTAAAACTCTTCCCAATCACTACGAATACCTTAGAGATAACATTTATAAATAAAGTTTGCCGAGGTCGTTGAGAGACGAAACATAGGTTTCTTGGACGTGGGGGCAGTTCCCACCGCCTCCACCATAGATACATCAGCCACCGAGGTCGTTTGTGTGGTCTTATATCGTGCTAGCCGATGGGATATGATAATCGGTGTATCTTTGATGGGGGCGATTCAGGTTCGACAGGATTCAGTAAGGTCGTAAGGAGACCAAAGGCGAAACGTAGATGCAAACGATAATGATGCATCATTTGGAGCTTATGCACTAGCTGCATGATCCATTGGGGTTCGCAAGTTGTCCCTAGAAACAGAAACAACTTGCCTTTTCAATTCTGCTAGGTTATAATACTAATAATGGTTCCGTAGCTCAGCTGGATAGAGCAGGGGATTTCTACTCCCAAGGTCGAGGGTTCGAATCCTTCCGGGACCGCCATTCTAACTGGAGTATATTATGGCACGTCATTATGGTCATGAAGATTATGGTATTGGCTATTATCTTACGCTAATCGCAATCTGGCTCGTTTTTGCCGTAGGTTGGGTGATGAACATTATCTCAATCTGGAACACAATGGATAATCCAATTACAGCTAAGTTCATTCTTCGCTGTATTGGTGTTTTCGTTGGCCCTATTGGCGCTATTCTTGGGTATCTTTCATGATAAACGATAGAGTTGCTAACATAGCAGGAGTTATACTTATGGTTGTTGGAGTTTTATTGGTTCTTGTATCTATGTTCTTCTCTACTCCAGTAAAAGCAGATTACGATATTATTGTTTCGAAACGTCATCAGACTATGACAGTTCTTCAAGATGGAGAGTTAATTGACCAATGGCCTGTCTCTACTGCCCGTAAAGGGTATTATACTCCTACGGGATCGTTTCATCCATATTCTTACCAGCTTATGCACTACAGTAAGAAATACGATAACGCTCCTATGCCAAATTCTATTTTCTTTTCTGGAGGATATGCTATCCATGCTACTCCTCATGTTGGTGCTCTTGGGCGTCCTGCTTCTCACGGCTGCGTTCGTCTATCTCCCACTAATTCTGCTACTCTCTATAAAATGACCAAAGGTGAATATACGACGATCACAATTAAGGACTAACTCTATGGACACAATCAAAGAGAATTATTCGTATTCACATGCCAGCACTATACTCTGGTCTCTGCAGCAGGAACTGAATAGACATAAGGCTCGAAGATTTAATGATAACCATGTAGAAGAGTACCTTACTCGTCGGATCGCCGAACTGAAGGAACACGAAAAACAATGCTTAAAAATTCAGGCTTCGTAGAGGAAGTAGAAAAGCTCTGTCGAGAAAAGAACATCGAATATATCGACGCCGTGGTTTTCTGGTGCGAAAAGAACAATCTGGAGATCGAGACGGCTGCATACTGGATTAAAAAGGATCCAGCTATGAGAGCTAAAATCCAGGCAGAAGCCGAGAATTTGAATATTCTTAAGCGTGGAGCACGCCTTCCGATATAAATACAGGGTTAAACCATTGTTGGAGGCTAATATGCACATTAAAACAATTGGTAAACCCTCGCATATATCTCTGCCTATGGTGAAAAAAGCGGCGAATTTCTACGGAAAATATCTTATTGGAGGGGGTAAACTTTTTAATAATATAAAGTTGACACTTCAGTTCGAAAAAATGGATTCAGCCGAGGGCGATTACGCCTATTGCGACTGGACTGATGACCATCATCATACCAGAGAATTCGTAATAGGTATTGACAGAGCTCTTAATAAAAAAGAGACTTTGCTCGCCCTAGCCCATGAAATGGTCCACCTCAAGCAATACGCCAAAGGTGAAATGAAAGACATTTGGCGACCAACCAGAATGGTCAAGTGGCAAGGCGAGAGATATCTCCACGAACAAATGGATTATTGGGAACAGCCTTGGGAGATCGAGGCTTATGGACGTGAAAAAGGACTTTATTTCAAGTTCTTAAATTATTTAAGAGATGGTGAGCCAGAGTTAAAATGTCAGCCTTCGAAGCGTATCAAAATTATGTCGCCCTCAAAAACCACTTTACCAAAAGCGACTACGACTACATTAAATACAACGGCAAAACCGGATTAAAACCAGCTTCATTTGCCAAACGTAAAGATAAGGTGTTTTTTGAAAAACTTGCTAAGAATGAAAATGTATGCGAGTTTCTTGTTGCTAATTTTAGTGTTAATCCAAAATTATGGATACGTGATCTCGCTTATTCCGAAGTAGCCCAAGAAACGTATCTTCAATGGAAGAAGCGTAATCAGTCTCTATCGTATGTTTTCAAACAAGAGACTAACAAACATCTCTGCAAGCCTTTCAATTACAATTTTGTATGTAAGCCAAACGAACATCCAATTCTATTGAAGCTGTATCTTAGAAATGCATTGTGTTTAGAAACATTTTGTATATTGTTGGAGTTAACAGAAGCCCTTCCATATTTCGATAAGAAAATGGAATACGATCTTATCTGGGACGAAATTTCTCTGAAGGTTAAAAAGTATACTCCTTTCATAAAATATGATAAAGACAAGTTCCGAAAAATCATCTTAGAATTTTACGACGAATAAATAATGTTTTATGATGTTTTTCTTGTGGGATACTTAAAACACATCTTATAGGAGAAAAAGATGACTAAAGAAGATCTAATCGACTCAATGGAATTGATTGTTAAAGCTAACAAACCCAAACTAGCGGCTGAATTGATTTGGGTTCTTTGGATGGATCACAATAATTACAGAATCATTAAAGATAAAGTAGTTCACGTAGATACAGACAAAGAAATTTCAGTTTAATATACAGGGACTTCGGTCCCTGTTTCTTTGGAATGTATAATGTTTTATAAAATCAATAAATTTAAAGAACACAAATTAGTTAAAGATAAAGTTCTTGATCTTATTAAGAGTAGTGTTGGTGAATCTAGTGGCGATATTACCAGAACAGATTGGTATGTAGGTAAAGGAATCCAGAAAGAATATTTTCGGTTTCTTTTGCCTTATATTGGCCCATATATCGAGGATGTCGTCAGAGAACTAGGGCATAAAGAGTGTCAAATAGAAACGTATTGGTTTCAACAATACGAACATAATAGCGAGCATCCTTGGCATACACATCCTCTTTGTGGATGGTCTAATGTATATTATTTGGAATTCCCAGAAGATGGTCCTCCCATCGAAATTAAAATGCCATTCAGCGACGAAATCATTATCCCGAAATTGGAAGAAGGTGATATACTTACCTTCCCATCGAATTTCTTTCATAGAAGTCCAATCAATAATTCTATGAAAAGAAAGACTGTAGTAACTTACGATTTGACAAACCTAAAATAGAACTTGACAAAAATAAGCTATTGCAGTAAACTAAATATATTGGGCGTTATACGTAGCCCATACAATTGTTATACATCGTAATACGGAGAAATATACATGGTAGATTTTAAGTCCCTCAAAGCCGCTTCAGGCAAGAAATCCCTCGAATCACTAACAGCCGAACTCAATAAGCTATCTGGCGGAGAAGGTAAGTCTTCAGACGATCGTTTCTGGTCGCCAACAGTCGATAAGGCTGGTAATGGTTATGCTGTTATTCGTTTCCTTCCTCCGCCAGAGAACGAAGATGTTCCGTTCGTTCGTATGTTTGACCATGGTTTCCAGGGTCCAGGTGGCTGGTATATCGAGAACTCACTAACAACTCTCGGTAAGAACGACCCAGTTTCAGAGTATAACTCAAAGCTGTGGAATTCTGGTATCGAAGCTAACAAGGAAATTGTTCGTAAGCAGAAGCGCCGTTTGCATTTTATCTCAAACATTTATGTTGTTAGCGATTCAGGTAATCCTGCAAACGAAGGTAAGGTTTTCCTATTCAAGTATGGTAAGAAGATCTTTGATCGTCTAAAGGAAGCAATGGAACCACAGTTTGCTGATGAAGAAGCAGTAAACCC